GGACCTTGGAGGAGCCATCGCCCAGAAGGTAAACACCACCGAAGACCTCCACGAATGGTATCGCAAGCGCCTGGAGCAGGGCTTTGATTAAAGCCGTTTGCAATAAGTTCATAGAATGTGCATTGACTTTGCGCTAAATCTGCATATAATATGATATACAAAACAATGCAAAGGAGGCGCACACAATGGCACAGACCAACGTGAACATTAGGCTCGACGACGATGTGAAGCAGCAGTTCGGCGCGATTTGCGACGACCTGGGAATGAGTATGTCCACCGCCTTCAACATCTTCGCCAAAGCCGTCATCCGCACGGACGGTTTTCCGTTCGACCTGAACCTCACCAGACCCAACGCCCTGAAGGCCATCGAGGACGTAAACGCAGGCCGCGGCCTTTCCGGCCCCTTCCGCTCCCGCGAAGCCCTGAAGGAGGCCCTGGATGCTTGACGTCTTTTATTCGACCCGTTTCAAAAAGGACTACAAGCAGGCAAAGAAACAGGGCCTCGACACAGAGAAGCTCCTGGACGTCGTAGATTTGCTGGCGGCCCAGAAGCAGCTCCCGCCGGAGCTGAAAGACCATAGCCTCTCAGGAAACTACAACGGGCACCGGGAATGCCACATTCAACCCGACTGGCTCCTGATTTACAAGGTCGACAAAAACGCCCTCATCCTCACCTTGACGAGGACGGGAAGCCATAGCGAGCTATTCGGGAAATAACGCCAAGAGGGCGGCCAGACGGCCGCCCTCTTCTTTTTGGAAGGAGATACCCCATGTTCACCTTTGCAGAGCTGGCCCGGAGCCAGCAGCCCCCCAACAGCATCACAAAAGCGGCCGGAACCGTATCCGGCCGCTTTTCTATCAAAAAGGCCGACGAGGACCAACACCTGGCCTTCGGCTGGGCCTATGTTTCCCAGGACGAGGCTGGGCAGCAGACGGAGGACCACAGCGGCGACCAGTTGGAAGCCCCGGAGCTGGAGGCGGCCGCCTACCAGTTCGTCGAGCTGTACCGCGAAGGCGGCGAAATGCACGAACGCGGAGGCTGCGCCGTCCTTATCGAAAGCATGGTATTCACCGAAGAAAAGCAGGCGGCCCTCGGCATCCCGGCCGGGACCCTTCCTGTCGGCTGGTGGATAGGCTTCAAGGTCACAGACGAAGACGTCTGGGCCAAGGTAAAAGACGGGACCTATCCCATGTTTTCCATCGAGGGAACGGCCGTCCGCGAGGAGATTGCGGACGAATAACTCCAATAAACCGAGGGCCGACCAAAGGCCCCGCCGTGTTCCTGCGCGGCCGGGACCCAGAGGGCGGGCCTCTGTTTATACACATCACCAAGAAAGGAGGAAACAGCGGTGCCAAAGAAATTAAAAGACCTCACGGTGACGAAGGTGGACTTTGTGGACGCCGGCGACAATAAGCGGGCCGACGTTGTGCTCTTCAAGCGCGACGGAGGCCAGCCGGCACCCGCGCCCACCTCCGAGGCGACGGATGGGGCCGTCAAAGAGGGCGCCTTCAAGCGGTTCATGGCCCACATCGCAAAGTTCGCCGGTATGACCGACGAGCAAATCGAAGAGACCATGGAGGCCGTGGAAAAGGACGCGACCACCTTTGACGAAAAGCTCCAGCAGCGCCAGCGGCGCAAAGCCGCAGACGAAATCTGGGACTACTGCTGGATGCTCAACGACAGCCTTTGCTCCATCTTCTGGGACGAAAACATCCCGGAGGCCGACAAGGGCGGCAAGATGCAGACCAGCCTCGACGAGTTTGTGACGGCCGTCACGGCAGCCATCCCCAAATGGGTCGAAGGAACGCCCACCCAAATCGCCAAGGAGGCAACCATCACCCCGGAGCGTCTGGAATTTGCCAAGCGCACCCGCACCCGCCTCGACGAGCTTATCGCCAAGGCGACCACCCCCGGCGAAGAGCCGGGAGCGCAGAACCCCACAAACAATCCGACAAAGGAGGAACCTGAAGACATGAAAATCGACAAGAGCAAGCTGACCGCCGAAGAGCTGGCCGCGCTCGATGCCATCGAGAAGAAGGCTGGCATCCCGGAGGAGACCGGCGCACCCGCCGCGGCTCCCGCGGCCGCGCCCACCGCAGAACCCACCGCCAAGGCCGCGCCTGCTGCCGCTCCCGCCGAAGGCGAGGGCGAGGACGACATCTACAAGGGCCTGCATCCTGCCATCGCCGCCGAGCTGAAGGCGCTCCGCAAGAGAGCCGACGAGGCTGAGGACCGCGAGCTTCTGGAGGTTGCCAAGAAGTACGAAATCATCGGCAAGAAGGCCGAGGAGCTGGCCCCCACCCTGAAGAGCCTGAAGGCGGCCGGCAACGGCGCCTATGAGGGCATGATTGCCGTCCTGGACGCTTCCGTGGCGGCTGTGGAAAAGTCCGGCGTCTTTTCCGAAATTGGCAAGGCAGGCATCGGCGCCACCGGCACCGGCGACGCCTGGGCGCAGATCGAGAAGCACGCCGAGGCCATCCAGAAGGCCGCGCCCAACATGACCTGGCCCGCAGCCATCGAAAAGGCCTGCGAGCAGCACCCCGACCTCGTCCATGACTACGAGGAAGGCCGCTAAACAGCGAGAGGAGGAACAACCATGAATTACAACGGTACTGGCATCAACGACAGCGCCACCATCATCGGCAAAGCCGCGAAGGACATCGCCAACGGCGCCTTCAAGGCCGCCAAGCTCGGCCCCGACGGTATCGAGCTGGCCGCCGCCGGCGATGTGGCCGTCGGTATTCTCATCCCGGAGACCGAAAGCCCCCGCGTCGGTGACGACGTCGTCGTCCAGGTGAAGGACATGGGCCTCGGCATCGCTGGAGCCGCCATCGAAGCCGGCGCCCTGCTGGCCGCCGATGCGAACGGCAAGCTCGTCGCCGCCGCCAGCGGCGCGTTCATCGTGGCACAGGCCATGGAAGGGGCGGAGGAAGCCGACCAGGTCATCACCGTCCAGATTATCAAAGCCGGATATGCCGCAGCCGCGGCCGGAAGCGACACCGGCGACGACAACGGCTAAAGAAAGGAGCGAAAACCATGAACAGAGATACTATCTCCGGCATCCAGCAGGCCATCGCCAAGGGCTGGAAGCCTAACCTCTACCTCACCAACATGAGCATGGCATACTTCGCGGAGCAGGGCGACTTCGTCGCTCCCAGCCTGTTCCCCGTGTGCCCTGTCTCCCTCTCCAGCAGCTACTACTACAAATTCACCAAGGCGGACCTGGCCCGCGACAACGTGCGCCGCAAGCCCGCCTACGGCAAGGTGCAGCCCGCAATCATGGGCCAGACCGACGACACCTACAAGTGCGAGGTCGACCAGGTCCTCGTCGGTATCGACCAGATCTCCGCGCTGGATTATAGCCGCAGCCGCACCCCTGGCGTTGCAGACCCCCGCCGCGCAAAGGTCCGCTTTGCCTCCGAGCAGATGATGCTCCACAACGACCGCATCTTTGCCGAAAACTTCTTCAAGACCGGCGTGTGGGAGCAGGAGTGGGCCGGCGTCGACGCCACCCCCACAGGGAGCCAGTTCCTGAAGTTCTCCGACGCCAACTTCGACCCCGTCCACTTCTTCGACGAGCGCATCCGCGACATCAAGCAGACCGGCCGCCGCAAGCCGAACCGCCTGGCCCTGGGCTATGACGCCTACCTGGCCCTGAAGAACCACCCCGACATCCTGGAGCGCGTCAAGTACACCGGCACCACGGCGAACCCCGCCAACGTCACCCCGGCCGTCCTGGCCCAGCTCTTCGGCATCGAGCAGGTCAAGGTCCTGGAAAGCACCTACAACGCCGCCGGCATCGGCCAGGAAGATATGCAGTTTATCTGCGACACCAAGGGCGCCCTGCTCTGCTACGCGACCCCCACCCCGCAGATTGACGAGCCTTCCGCAGGCTACATCTTCACCTGGGATATGCTCGGCAACGGCGCCACCACCGCGTTCGACCAGTTCGAGGGCGAGAAGGGCACCCACAGCGAGTTTGTCGAGGGCCTGATGGCGACCGACATGAAGAAGACCTGCGACGACCTGGCTATGTTCTTCAAGGACTGCGTGTAAGGAGGAGCGAGCATGAACGGCTTTATTTGCACAAAGGGCCTGGCCCTTTCCGGCGTCGAGTACAAGCCGGGCGACCATATCCCCGCGGAGGCCGTTCTTCCCAACCGCGTCCGCGCCCTGATTAACCAGAGCTACATCACCCGCGAGGGAGAGGACCCCACGGAGAGCCGGAAGGCAGGAAGCACCGACGGTGCAAAGCTGGCGGCCCTTCGCTCTGAGGTCGACGAGCTGAAGGCGAAGAACGACGCCCTTTCTGAGGCCCTGGAGGCCGCAGGAGCGACGCAGGCCCCGGCTGCTATCATCATCCCCCTTACCGCCGACGGCGGCGTGTACGAGCAGGAGGCGAAGCCTGAGAGCATCATCTCGGCCGCGGCCGTTCTTCAGCTCACCGTCGAGGAGGCGGAGAAGGTCATCGCCGAGACCACAGACCCTGTGGCCGTCATCCTCATTCACGCCCTGGACAGCCGCAAAGGCGTCAAGGCCGCCGCGGAGGCCAGGGGCAAGGCCCTGGAGGAAGAGAGCGACGGTGAGGCTTGATGCGTAGCTTCACCTACGACCCCACCAAAATCCCGGAGAACGGGAAAGACCGTATGCGCTTTGAGCTGGGCGACACCATGGTCGAAGGGGCCGAGGAGACCTGCGCCCTCACGGACGAAGAGTATGCCGCGGCCCTCACCATGTACCCGAAGCGCTGGAGAAAGGCCAAAATCGCCTGCCTCCGCTCCATCGTGACCCGCTTCATGTACGAGGTAGACACGAAGGTCGGCCCGCTTTCGCTTTCCCTTCACCAGAGAGCAGAGGCGTGGAAAGCTATGCTCGACGAGCTGGAAGCCGAGGACGCCAAAATGGCCGTCCCCAGCGCCAACCCGCAGGCCATCAGCCCCAAGCATTACTTCTTCGAGGGGATGCACGACAACCCACAGGCGAAAGCCGACGAGAGGAGGCGGCGCGATGTTCTACCTTAGACCGGGAAACCTCTTCAAAGACTTCTGGGTCGAGGAGAAGACCGTCGAGACCACCTCACGCGGCCGGACCACCGCGACCTTCGACCAGGACAACGCGACGCACCTGCTCGCGGTCCTCGCCGAGGCCACCACGACGGAACAGCAGAAGTACAGCAAGCCCGACCATCCGACCACACACATCATCACCCAACGCGGGCGACCGAAGGCAAGACCGGGAGACCGGCTTATCCACGGCGCCCGTGTTTTCTATCTCCAGGGCGTTGACGAGGTCGGAGAGCTGGGGCTTTGGACTATCTACTATGCCGAGGAAAGGAGCGACGTCGATGGAGATACGGACTAACTGGAGCCAAGTCAACGCTGCCTTTCAGGACCGCGTGAAGGAGGCCGTCAAGGACACCAAGCAGGAAGCGGCCGCACGGGCCGTCCGGGCGTCCAACGAGCTGAGAAATGCAGCCCTGAACGTCCTCCGGGGCCAGCGTACCGGCCGCGTCTACCGCAAGCCGCACACCAAGCACGCAACCTACACAGCCTCCGCACCTGGAGAACCCCCGGCCGTCCGCACAGGTATGCTCCGCATGAGCTGGAGCATCCGCGCCACAGGCGACAGCAAGGGCAACATCACCGCCGGCATCAACACCGACGTGAAATATGCCCCTATCCTCGACGAGGGCGGCGGGCATATCGCCCCGCGTCCCTTCAAGGAGCCTATCATTGAGAAGGCGAAGCCTGCGGTCGTGAGCATCTTCAAGCAGCCCTTCATCAAGTAACCCAGGAAGGAGAACCAACCATGTCGCTTTTGAAAGAAAGCAGCACCGAGACCTTCGACCCGGCCGCCATTCACAAGGGCGACCTGGTCCGCGCACAATACCACACCTGGCCGGAGCCGCGCAACGGCATCGTCACGAAGGTCGAGGACACCCGCGTCATCGTCCTTTTTCTCCCCGGCCTGGGGAACGTGAGCAATTACTTCCCCATCGCCGCCAGCGAGGTCGCTGCCGGCCTTTGGACCGTCGCCTGGTCGACCGACCTGGAGACCATCAGCCGGGAGGGCGGTGAAGAGCCGTGACCCTGGAGGACCTTCTCTACACCCG